ACCAAATGGTAAGGTATCAGTAGTTTCATATGCTACACCAGCTAAATTAGCTAAAGAAGCACCATCCGCTTTTTCACCTTCTAACATTGACATTTCTAAGTAATCAGTAAATCTAGATCTTGTATCAGATTCAGCTTTTAAGTACCAAAGATATCCGCTTTGTCCTTCTTCAGTTGATATTTCAACCCAACCAATTCTAGATGCATCAGATCCTGATACTTCGTAGTAATCTTTAATTATAATTGGTTTGTTTTGAAAAGTTTTAAAAGCTGGTTCATTAGCACCTCTTGAATCATTAGCGCCAATACCATCTGCATCATAGTAAGATTTACCTTTTATATACTCAGAACCAAAAACTAGTATAGTTGTTGCACTTCCTGATGTTGTACCGCTTAATGTAGCAGCCGAATAAGGAGCTACGTCAATTCTGTCAGTAGCAACTTTTACTACTAAACATTTAACAACACCATTAGTAGAATCAGATACTATAATAGTATCATTAACTCTAATACCGTGGTTTCCAGAAGCTACATCAGTATTGCCATCAATATCTGATATAATATCTAATTGTGAAGTTGCTGTACCTGTGCCAGCTCCATCAATACCACCGTTTGTAGAATGCACATGTCCTTTGTAAGAAAAGTGTAATCTACCTTGCTCAGACCAAACTACTTGATCTGCTGTCATTGATTCTTCCGCACCAACCTGAGCTAAGAAACCAGAAATTGTTCTAGGTCCGAAAACCTCAGCTTCTTGTTCCATCAAGTCTGGCACGTATTGTTGACTCCACCCTGCGTTTGAAGAGCTAGCCAAGTCTAAATAATTTGATGCTAGTGTTTGTTTACCAGGAGCTGGTACACTATTCAAATTACCTCCCGCTGTAATTGCCATAATATATTTGTTTTAAATTGTTATTTTTTATTTTTACTTTTAATCTTAAAGGATCTGTTTTTAATATCAGCAGAAGATTGACCTAATACCCTAACTTTTAAACCACCAGCATTTATTTCACCGTGAGTTTGTCTAGGATTAAGATCAATATTTTTATCTTTAGCAATGGATTCTTTTATTGCGTCAGCTTTTCCTTGTTCGTAGAAATGCTTAGCGATAGTATCAGCATTCATTGCTGTAAATAAAGATTTGTGATATCCTTCAGCATCATCAATAGTTGCTTTGTCTTCACCAACAAACTTGTTGATAAAATTATTAATATCACCTTGCGTGTTTTTTACTTCATCAACATCTTTAACATTAAACCTAAATTTTTTGTCTCCAACTTCGTAATCAAAACCTTTGAATTCTTTATTGAAAACTTTGTCAGTTTTTTGTAAAAATGATTTCTTAGTACTCTCACTTAATCTGCGTTGTTCTTCAGATTCCTTTTTGTATCTATTAAAGAAGTTTACAGCTTTTTGTTGATCTTCTGTCAATCTACTTCCAGCTTTAATTTCTTCATAGTATTTAGACTTTTGCCTGTCCAAGTGGGCTCTAGCCTCGGCAACTTGCTCTTTGAGGGCTATTCTTTTTCTCTTAATGTCTTTAGGATCGTCTTCCTCTTCATCATAACCAAATGATTCTTGTAATAAAAATCCTCTTTCTTCTGGTGTTAAATGAGATTTAGTTTTACGATAATATTCATCAAGTACATCAGAGTCATCCATTTTAGATAAATCTCTGTTTAATTCTACGTAGTCTCTTAAATCACCACCTGTTTCTTCCATGAAACTTATAAGTTTTTCAACCTTTTCAGGTAATGGCCTTCCAGTTTGTTGAGCTTCAACAATAGCTTCTTGAACTTCTTCTTCAACTTTAACTACCTCTTCGTTTGTAACATCTTGTACAACTGGTACTTCTTCTTGCTCAACAACTTCTTCTTTGACTTCTGGTTCAGCATTGACTACGACCACCTCTTCTTCGACGGGTTTTTCTTCTACCTTTTCGTCTGTTACTGGTGGTTTTGATAAATCAACTTTTGTAATAGTTTCTTTTGGTTTTTGCATTTTAACCTTAGTTATATTACTCTTTTTTTCGTTTTTAGTCTCTTCGACTTTTGGTTCTTCAACCTTGTTTTCTTTTTTTGCCATAATAAAATTTTATAAAATATTAAATGTTAACGAGGACCAAACTGGCCTAATCCACCTGACCCTCCTGTAATTATATCATTACCTGATGATTCAAAACCTTTAACGGAATCACCTGATTTTCTTTGCTCTACCATTCTACTTTGGTGAACAGCTTGTCTATCTATTCTTTCGTCTTTTCTATCTTCTCTTGTAGATTCCATCCTTGAAGCTATCTCTTGTTCTTGATTTTTTATTTTAGAATTTAATTCAAACTCCAACATCATTAATTCTTTTTTAACTATTGCTTCTTGATTTAAGAATTTAATTTTTAAAGAATTTCTTGTTCTTTCTAAGTTTTCTTCACTTTGAGCTTTTGCTTGATTTTTTTCAATTTCAACCTTAGCCGCTTCCTGTGCTGCCATTTGTGTTTGTTGACCTTGCATTTGCATGTTTTGTGCTGCAATAGCTTGATCTCTTTCCATCTTCTTTTTTCTTTTTAACTTCAGTAGTTGATTTGCTAACTTAACGTTTTTAACTTCACGTAAATCGATTGCATCATCTAAATCAATCATTTTTTGAGCTAAAGCTTGTTGTATATTATTTTCAAGAACTTGTTTTTGTTCATCATCTGGTTGAAGTTCTATAAATATACCAAAGTCATAAAGATGTAATTCACTTATTTCTTCAAGCGTTGCTACATTATGTGATCCAATAGCTTGTATAAATGCCTGCTTTGTTGGAGAATATTCTATTATGTCAGCCACTCTTAACGATAAGCATTCTGATGCTTCAGCAGTTAAATATAACATAGAGTTTAATATATGTCTTGTTGCTGTATTAGAATTTGCAGCTGCTAATTTTTGTACACCAACTAAAGCTCTTTCATCTGGAACACTAGCATCTCTAGCTTCATTTAATCCTGTCACATCTCTTATCATTTGTAAATAATAATTATATGTTTGGATTAGAGCTTGAAGTTTTCCACCACCAATACCATTTTGTATTTGTTGAATAGGTACTTTTCCTGGATTAGGATCTCCTTCTGTTGTTAAACTTCTACCAATAACAGAACCAGTTTGGAAGAACATGTTTAGCGCTTCTTGTGGGTTATAGTTTGTTCCATTACCTAAATCAACCTCTGCTAATCCGTCTGCGTCAAGATACACACCATCTGGTACCATTCTTGCCATTACTTGTTGCAGTTTTAAGTGTGTTAACTGAATCATATCAGCAAAACCGGTTATTCTACCAACTAGTGACTGTATTTTACCATCGTACATTCTAGGTGCAACAATTTGATAATTCATTTTAACTCTACTAAAATCAGAATCAGATCTCATCATGTTTGGCATCATTCTCCATTTTAGTAATTTGTCTGCACCAAGAATATAAACACCTTCAAATAAAACCTCAACAACTCTTTCTAATTTTTCAAAGTTTCCTTCTTGTTGTTTTTCTTCTGGAGGATTAAAGTTTTCATCTTTTTCAATAACTTTTTCAGTACCACCAAGTGTCTTTTTTAACTTATAAACATTATTAGAGTGTGTTTTATAGTTAAAATATAAAATGTTAACTTTGTTTTTATCTCTATGTGGTGTATGTGTTAAGGGATCTCTAGATTTATTTACAATTTCTTTTATATCTTCTTCGTTTAAATCTCTAAACTCTTTAACTAGTTCATTAATAGGTATTTCTTTTACCTCGCCAACATAATATATGTCTTCAAAATAAGGTGAATCAGTATGAGAATAAACTAAGTTTGCTGGATCAACATATTTTACTTTAGCACCATCGCTAAAATCAAAGGTTGTTTTAGTTGCTCCAATACCTATAGTACATATATCATATATAGCTCTTCTTCTTATTAACTCATAATCGCTACCTTCTAATAAAACATTTATTGCTTGTTCTTCTGCTAGTTCAACAGCTTGCTTATAACTAAGCTGCATGTGAAGTTTTAATTCCTCTTCTGTATCTGGTAATTTAGTAGGATCAGTTTCATAAAGATCTACGTTGAACTGAGCTTTAGCTAATTCATTAAATTCTTTAGCTCTCATATCTCTTAATATGGTTTCCATGTATTCAGTTCGCTTACTAATACCATATTGATCTTGTGCATAGCATTTAACATCAAATGTTCTTTGTGCCATTCCATTTACAACAATATCAACAAACTTAGATATTATTGGTACAGGTTTCCAATCTAAATTAAGATATGACAAGTCACCATTTATTGATAATTCGTTTTTATATTTTTGAATTGACTGCTCACCTCTAGCGTATAATCTTAGATTATGAAAGTTGTCTAAATTATTTTTATATTTATTTCTATTTCCTGAAAACCATTCGTGTCTAATAGCTCTAGCTACTTTTAAACCATAGTCTTCACTAAGTTTTTCTAAATCACTGACCGCTTGAGAGGGAAAATGTACAACAGACTCTGTTATCATATTTTTTGTTTTATTATTGTTGATTGAAATCCTTTGTTATTATATTTTGCTATATTAAGATTTACCACCTTTTTTGTTCTATCTGGATTTGGTTTGTACAAATGTCTATTACAAGCCATTATAGCTAATCCAGAACTTATAGAGGCATCATGCTTTGTTCTTTTTGTTATATCAAATTTAGACCAATCGTTTAATGTCTCGTTAAAATACATTGCACCATAACTACCTTCTTCTATCATCCCAACGTGGTCATTTATATATGTTTCAATAGCAGCAGCATGCGCCTGCTTAATATCTTCACTTGAGTTTGGTATTCCGCCAATTTCTCTTTCTGCAACTGAAAGCTTGTTTAAAGCTTTATCTGGTCTATTCATACTAAATGCTCTATAACCTCTTCTACGTAAATAGTACAATAACCTTGGTTTATTATTTTCTGCTAATAGTGGCATACCAT